AAGAATCCGCACTAGTAAATCGTTTTGAATAATAACAACTAACAATAACTAAATCTATTAAATGTTTAAATATAATATCATGATCGTAATCATTATTTTTAGTTACTAAAATACGACAGTCACTATAATTGTGTTCATGATATTTAAACTTAAAACAATTCATTACAGAAATATGTCCAAAATATTGACTTCCAATATTCTCAATTGTTCTTAGCAAATTTTTTGCATTATTTGATATAATATTTATATTAGTTGGTTTTTTTAAAATAATATCACCAATTATAGTTAAAAAATATTTAATTTCTTCTTTAGTTTCAAATATATTTGATAATATTGTTTGAATATTTTGAATAGTATTGGATTCAGGTAATGAATCCAAAATAGATATGTCTTTTATATTTTTAATTATTGAGGTTTTAATCTTATACTTCCATGGCATTAAGTTTGTATTATTTCTTAATTTTAACAATATATTGTAAATAATTGTGTCTTCTTTTATTATATTGTAGTGATCATTATCATAACAAAAAAAAATTTCACTTGTACTATTATAAAAATATTTATTATTATTTATAAATTGTTTAACAAAAATATTTTGTGCATCTTGTTTTTCTTCTTTATCTAATATAATTTTTTTAACATTCATTAAATAACTAGGTAATTCAACTAATATATAATTTTTTAATTTTGCTTGTACTTGTAAATCATTCTCATACAATTTATTTAATTCATCTATTTTATCATGTAATTGTGTTAGCATTAGTTTAATAGTTTAATAGTTATAAACTCTTTATATTTGTTTTATATTTGTTTTATATTTGTTTTATATTTGTTTTATTTTTGTGGTTTTGTAATTGTGATTATTTTCATTGGTTTCATTGCTTTTGTTGTTTTCGTTAATTTCATTGGTTCATCTAGTTTTTCTTCATTATTTTTATTTAAAAGTTTCATATATTCTTCTTTAAACTCTTGCAGTTCTTCTAACCAAATTGTCTCAATGCTCTTTGATTCTAAAACTTTTAATTCTGTTTCTTTGTTATTTTTTTCTTTTAAATGCTTTGCTACATTTTCTTCGCTTACGCTATCAAATGGCATTTTTGTTAGATAATTAAATGGATGATCTGTATTTTCCGGATTTGGATTGTAATTATGTTTAAGAAGCAATTCTACAATCTCAGAATCTTTTTTCTTACGCAAATCAATATGATTTTCTAAAATTGCTAAAATAAATCGCGCTTTATTTGATAAAACTAATAATTCATTTTTAAGTTTATTAATTTGTTTTTCTTTTCTAATAATGTAATATTGATATCTAACTGGATAATAGTCTTCAATAATAGCACTTGCTGAATCATATTTTTTAAGGTGTTCTTTATTATCAAATAAATGCATATTATTCGTTGAAATTGTTGTATATAATTTTAATAGTTTTTCTAATTCGGTCACTTTTTCATTACAATTTCCACTAATATCGGTTGTTTGTAGTAATAAATTATCAAGTATTCCTGGATAAAACTCAATCACAAAATTAACATTTGATTCAGTAGACATATCGCTATAATCTTTAATAATTTTATGATCTTTATGATCCATAATTGTTTCAATAAACTCTTTATAATCTTGAGTCCAAACACCAATAGGCAATTCAGTAATTGTAATTTTATTATCATTAACTTTAGCGTAAACTCCTTTAATTAAATATTTTTTAGGTGCAATTAATTCAATAGTTCCTTTAAATCCATTATAATATGGAGTAATTTCAATATCATGAGGTTTATTATTTAACATTAATGTTAATTTTTCAATAATTTGAAATACATTATAACACATAATATCACTACTAAACCCAGTCCCAATCCCTTTTGAACCATTTACTAATACCATTGGAATAATAGGGACATAATAAATTGGTTCAACTTGTTCACCATCATCTTCTAAATATTCTAGAATAGGATCATCTTCAGGACGATAAATTAATCTTGTAATAGTATTTAATTTTGTATAAATATATCTTTCAGAAGCTGCATCTTTTCCGCCAAGAAGTCTAGTTCCAAATTGACCGTTAGGTTCTAATAAATTAATATTATTTGAACCAATAAAGTTTTGCGCTAATCCAACAATTGCCGCATTTAAACTTGCTTCACCATGGTGATATCCAGAATGTTCAGATACATAACCACTAAATTGAGCCACTTTAATTTCACTAGTCAAACGCTTTTTAAACGCTGAAAATACAATTTTTCGTAAGCAAATCTTTAATCCATCCATAATATTACAAATAGAGCGTTCATTGTCATATGTGGAATAATGAATTAATTCTTTATCAATAAAATCTTGATATGTAATATATTTATCTAGCGTATCAACATAAATACTTCTGTCATAATTAGATAACCATTCTTTTCTATCATCTGAGCGTTTTTTATTAAAAACCATGTCTATTTTTTTAGAGGATTCTTCTCCTGTAGATTTAAATCCTACAATTTTTTTATCTTGAAAATATTCTTTAAACTCTTTGCCAGTGCTTGTTCCTAATCCTTTATAATATTTAATAGTCCAGTTTTTTGCATCATTTGTTTGTTTCCATGTATTAAACTCGCCTTCATTATAAAATGGTTTTACTATTTTTCCTTTGGTTGCTTTTAAAATTGGAGTGTTCATGTAACCAATAAAATCTGGAATACAAATTAATGAACTCCAGAGCGTGTCAAATAAGTTAATACACAATCCTTTAATATGACTTCCATCTAAGTCTTGGTCTGTCATAAATAATACTTTACCATATCTTAGTTTTGTAGCAATATCAGTTTCAGTATATTCTTTGCCATGTTCTAATCCTAAAATTTGTTTAATTTCTGTGATTTCTTTATTATTAGTTATTTTAGTTAAGGTTTCACCTCGTACATTTAATAATTTTCCTTTCATTGGATAAATACCAATACTATTTCGGTCTTCCTTAGATAATCCAGAAACAATTCCTGCTTTGGCTGAATCACCTTCGCATAAAATTAATATACAAGTATTTGATTTTGGAGTTCCAGCGTAATTTGCATCAATCAGTTTTGGAATTCCTCGAATCGATTTAATTTTACAGCCATCTTGTTTTTTTAATATTTTAATATCATTTATTTCTGTAGTTTGGCATACTGCATCCATTAATCCCATTTTAGCTATTTTTTCAATGAATTTATCACTAACCTCACACGATGAACCAAACTTAGTTATTGGTGTATTCATATAATCTTTAGTTTGACTATCATAGCTAGGATTTTCAATATCACACCGAATAAACAATAACAATTTTTCTTTAATTGTAGTTGGTTTTACATCCAATTTTTTCTTGAGTTTAATATAGGCAATAATTTTTCTAGTTATTTGATTTAAAATATATTCCACATGTTTTCCGCCTTTTGGTGTATAGATTCCATTTACAAATGATACTTGAGAAAACTCACCTTCTTTTGAGAATGCAACTGCATATTCCCATCGTTCATTTGCTTCTTCATATTTCATTTCATCATTTGCAACAATAATTTTAATATATTGTTGAAAGTTTTTTACTGGAATCACTTGTTTATTTAATTTAACTTTAATACCTTTATCAGTTATAGCTGCAATATCATAGACTCGTCTTTTTAGTAATGCAATAATATCACTAGTTAATCCATTAACTAGACCAAGTCGTTTATAATCTGGTTTAAACTCGATTTTTGTATATGGTTTATTTTTACATTTAATAATCTTAGGTTCGCCAATAACATCTAAATTATTTTTAAACTCTTGTGTGTATTTAAGTCCTCTGGTTGAATCAATCGTTTCAATTGAACCCCAGGTTGACCAAATTAAAACTAATTTAATTCCAAATCCATTTTTTCCACCAACAATTTTTTTTTCATCTTTATTATAATTAGTAGAAGTTCTTAAATGACCAAATATTAATTCTGGAATCCATACTTTGTATTCTGGATGTTGTGCAATATCAATTCCACTGCCGTCATTAATCATTGTAATAATTCCATCATCGCTAATACTTATATCAATGTAAGAGACTGGGATAACCTCTTTATTTTCTTTTAATGCTTGCTGCATTCGAACAACATGATCGCGACAATTAACAATTCCTTCATCAAATAATTTGTATAGCCCTGGATTATAGGTTATCTGTTTTTTAATAATGGTTTGTTCCGTATCTGAATAAATATATTCATTTGACTCCACATTTTCAACAGAACCAATATATGTATCTGGATTATCTAATATATGTTCTTTATCTGTTTTCTTTTGATATTTATTTAAAGTATTTTTTTCTGAAGAATCAACTTCTTGTTTTATAGGATTCATCGTTACTATATTTATTCTTTTATTTTTAACTTATATTTTCAATTTTATTTATTTTATTGGTTTTAATATTTTAATATTCTAATATTCTAATATTTTAATATTCTAATATTTCTAATATTCTAATATTTCTAATAATTACTATTTAAAGATTTTTTTAAAATGTATTTGTATAATGAACGAAAGCTCTAATAATATTTTAACAATACAAACAATACAAATAGCGCCATTTAGAACATTAATGACAGCATTAAAAGATATACTATTAGAGACAAATATTACATTTAAACCAGATGGCATTAGAATAATTAATATGGATAAATCACATACAATATTAGCTCACTTATTTTTACAATCAGAAAACTTTGAAGTTTTTGAATGTAAAAAAGATAAAATTGTAATAGGTGTAAATATGTTTCATTTGTTTAAATTAATTAATACAATAGATAATGATGATACATTAACATTATATATTGAAGAATGCGATTATGTGGATGGAATTGTCCATCATTTAGGTTTAAAATTTGAAAATGGAGAAATTAAACAATGTAAGACACAAAAGTTAAGACTTATTGAACCAGACAATGAGGAACTAGCAGTTCCTGATGTTACTTTTTCATCAATCTTAAATATTCCATCTACAGACTTCCAAAAAATTATTAGAGACCTTAGTATTATTTCCGATAAATTAGAAATAAAGTCGGTTGGCAATGAATTAATTTTTAAATGTCAAGGGCAATTTGCAATTGCAGAAATTAGACGTTCTGAAGCAGATGGCTATATGGAGTTTATACAAAAAAATCCAAATAAAATTATTCAAGGGGAGTTCTCACTTAAAAACTTAGGATATTTTATAAAATGTACTAATTTATGTAGTCAAATAGAAATCTATTTAGAAAACGACTTACCACTTATTGTAAAATATAATGTTGCATCATTAGGTGACATAAAATTATGTCTTGCTCAATTGCCTCCTTCTTAATTTTGTTTTTTTTGTTTTTAGTTTCCCCCCAATTTTTACAGTGCGTTTATAGCGTTTAGAATGTTTAAATAATCTACTTAATAATGATTTTTTTGTTAAGGAATCAGAAAGTACTTTTTCTGGTAACTCTGGTAACTCTGGTAAAATAAATATTAATCCAATTAAAGCCTGGTTAGTACTATCCGGTTCAACCGGTGGATTTTGTATATAGTTATATAAAGTAAATGGGTCAATTTTGTTGTCTTCTATAATATTATATGTAAACTCTGTCCAACTTTTATTATAAGGTCCAAAAGAATCTTTTACAATAAATTTTTGGCCATCAAAATCTGATATTATAAGAGCATGGTCATAGATATAAAGTAATACATACAAATTTTTTTTTAATAATTCTATAATTATTGTAAACCAACGTGCTTTCCTATAAAAAAACCGAGAAGATTTAATATTTAAAACTCTGTCAAGTTTGTTTTTGCTGGGATTTATAGTTATTATTTTGTTACTATCATCAACACGTTCAAGTAATTTAAAATCGCCTAAGTTTAATGAAATAAATATATTTGGCTTAATTGTTTTATTTTCTAATGCAATTTTAACAGCTTTAAATATTGTTTCCAATTGATTAATAAGAGTTTCAAACATATCCACTTGAGATTTATTAAATTGTGATAAGCTATAACGTAATACTTTTTTTATCATATCACTTGTTATATCTCTCAGTAATACAATTCTTAATATAAAAAAAATAGCAAGCTCAGGCGGTCCATCTTTTTTTCCATCTATTTTTTCATACTCAACTATTAAAGTTGTATAAATAAAATGAAACAATAAAGCAGACAAATTTTCTGTATCCCAATCTATTGGGTCTATTTGTTTTTTTATCATAGGACTATCCCATTTTTGTTGCGCAGTTATAATACAATTAAAAATAGTATTCTTAGTACTACAATTAACTGTATGATAATACTCGTTCATTCTTTCGTTTCCAAATATAAAGTAACTAGGAAAACTTACTTTGATAAATTTTGCTAATAATCTTGACATTGCATGAGCCCAACACAGGTCTTCTCTGCCTTGATTGCTAGTATAAAAAGAGTGTGCTCTTTTAAGTGTTATTGGACCTCTTCTCATATCTAGAATTGAAACATCTATCGGAAGAATAAATGTTAATGTAATAAAGCCTGTATATTTTTTATGCTTTTTCTCTTCTATGTATTCTTCTAACCTCTTCCACTCAACTCTATTATTTACTACAAATTGAATGGGTGGTTGAATATTTGGAACATTCCAATTTACATTATTTGGCCCATATGAATTTTTTACTATTAAAGTATCCTCTTCAATATTTGTAATTGTAATAGAATGTTTATATATATCAAGTACTACATAGAATCCTTTCTCTAAGACTTTTTTGATTATATCTAATATACTTGCTTTATGTGTAATGTTTAATGGATTATATAAGTTATTTTTATCAGGGGGAATTGGGTTAAAAGTATCAGTAATCTTAGGCGGTCTGGATAGATCATCACTAACAACTAACAAAAAGTTTTCTAACTCAAATGACACAAATATATTTGGCTGAAATGTTTGCATATCAAGTGCTATTTGAATATCTTCAAATGCTGACACTAACTTGGAAATAAGATTGTCAAACATAGAATCATGTGTATTATCATAATTTAATACCGTTTTAATTAAATCACTGGTTATGTGAGTATATTTAAAATACTCTAAAATAAAAAAAAAACTTATAAATACAGAACCATATTGGCATCCATATGTTTCTTTTAGTTTAATTAAAATAAAATGAAATAATAAAGCTGACAAAAATGTTGCTTCCAATTGTGTTTGTTCTATGCCTAATGAATAACTATTAAAGTTTTTAATACAACTAAAAATAGTTTGATTCTCATTACATAGTACTGTATTATATAAGAAATCAAAAACATTATTTTCCAAAGTTTCAATTTCCTCTGGAAAATGGTTTTTAAATACTACTTTTATGGTTCTAGCAAGTACTCTTGTTGCACTATGTGCCCAACATAAAGGTTTATCACCTTGATTGCTTGTATAGCTAGACACTATTCTTTTTAACGGCACTAATTCTGAACCTATAGCTGAACCTATAGCTGAATCTATACCTATATCTGAATCTTGAATCATTATACTACAATATTAGAATACTACAATATTAAAATATTAAAATATTAGAATATTAGAATATAACATTTTTATTAACTATAATATATTTTTAATAGTTTCAAAGTAATATAATAATCCTACATAAGCTAGTGATAAAAAAATCATTAGTATTATTGATTCTGTTATTGTTACTTTTAATGACTTATTATATACTTTAAAAGTATTCAAAATGAATATATTAAATAATACATAAATTATGTATAATAATATAGATATTTTAATAGTATTTTTTGTTTTTATTGATTTTTTAATATAAGTTTTTACATAATATAAAGCAATTAATGGAAATAATATATGCCAACTTATATTACCTAAAATAATTAATAAACATATATTTTTATCACCAATAGCTAAATACTTTTTTAAAAAGTTAAATACATTTAAATTGTATCTTGTATTAAACTCTATAGAAGTTACTATATTATTTTTGTTAATAATCATTAATGATGCAATACTTAACACTACAATAAATAAACCAAAACAAAAATATATTACAAAATCATAAACATTATTATTTAAAAGATTTATATATAAAAGTAATAGTAATAATATAGTGATTACTTGAGTACATAGAAATTTTTGATATTTAAAAAAAAACTTGTTTATATATTTTTTAATTGTTTTGGCTTCCTCTTTGGCTTCTACTTTGGCTTCCTCTTTGGCTTCTACTTTGGCTTCTTCTTTGGCTTCTACTTTGGCTTCTTCTTTGGCTTCCTCTTTGGCTTCTACTTTGGCTTCTATTTTTATAACATTTTTATCTATATTCATATTATATTTAATATTTAAAATATGTTTTTTGTTTTAACTAATTTAACTTGTTTTAAAGTAAAAATTATTAATATTATTAATATTATTAATATTACTAGTAATATTATATTTCTATAAAAAAAATATATATAATTCCATGCGTAAGGAGAGGTGTCTAATTTAAGTATATTAATAATTATTATTGCAATCGAAATAGGAAAAGCTCCGTTAAAAAAATTCCATTGGTTTCTATTTTCAGTAACTGGAAATAATTGAACAATTAATGGATATTTATAAGTAAATATATTTTCTAATGAGTTTATATAATAGCCATCCATATGACCATTTATAAAATTATTATCAATTATTTTTTTAATTAATGCAGTTCTAGCTTCACGCGAATATATAAGTGCTTGTGCAGCACCAAATCTACAAAGTTTATTTTTTAAAATTAAAAAATTATTATTATATTTTGAAAATAGTGCCAAAGAACCAAACGAAAAACAATCAAACTTCTCATCTTTTATAAAGTTATCAATTTCATTATAATTTTTTATATCTTTATTTATGACAAGAGCATCATCTTCTAATATAATTACATTTTTATATTTTTTTAAATAGTTGAAAGCAGTATAGTTTGCGTGAACTATATCATTACAAGTTGATTTAATTGAACCTGGTTTCTTGCATTTTTTAAATCCTTTATTATATTGAATAATTGTTTTTTTAGCCAGATTCATTAAAAAGGGGTCTTCATTAAAACGATAATTGTCTTCCATTGTTAATACTAAAAGCACATCTACATTTTTAAGAATAGGCGTCTTCGTTATATTTATTACTTTATATCTATAACAAGACATAATATAAATAATAGATTATTTATTAAATTATCTAACGAAAATATTTTAATTAACTATAATATATGGTTAATAAAAAAGAAA